TCAGCGTGCCGGAGTGGATGGCGGCATACTCGATGCCGCGGGCCGCGCAGAATTCCATGATGCGGGTCGTAAACCCCACCAGGAGTTCCGTGGCGTAGCCGCCGCGAAAGTGGGCCTGCTCATAGATGACGAGGTCGGGGCGAAATTGGTTGAGCTGGGATACGAACCAATTGGTGAATTGTATGAATCGAAGGCCGGGTGAGTCACCGCGCTTGAGCTTAAAATCCTTGCAGCCGTAGATGATGTCTGTGTCATAAAAGGCCGCCCAGCCGCAATGCGTGCCGACGTCCAGGGCCAATATAGTCATGACGTTCTCCTCGTTCATAAAGTTATATCGCTTTCTACTTCGTCTCCCCAGACGTCCCAGCCCTCTACTTTTTCTCTGGCAAAAAGCTCTATGCGCGGAAGGTCTCCCATAAGGGCGACAATTCTTGTCCTTACTTCGTCGGGTTTCTGGCTATGCCTGGTTCTGGCTGCTTCTACCAATTGTTTGACATTTTTACAAGCCCGCCGCGGCCTGCCCCTTTTGCCAAGCAGGCAAAGTTCGACGTTCCCCATCGTCCATCGCCCTAAATTATGGATTTTTTTCCCGTGGGCCGTATATTTGCTCCAGCAAAAAGCGACGGTGACATATTTGAATCCCCAGGCCTTCATGACCTCTATACCTGTCGGCAGGTGAGGAGAAGTCACCCAGAGAAATAGGACACTTTCCTTTTCGGCGATGTCTTTTACCGGCAAGGCAGCGATCCACTTTTTGCTTTGCGTTTTGTATTGAAGGTCAAGGGATAAACTGTAGCCACGCATTTTATCGTGGTATGACCACGGCGGGTCGGCATAGATTATCTGGTATTTCTTGTCGGGGCTCACTTTTCCCCTCTCCTAAAGTCTATATGCGTCAGCTTCGGCGCATCATATTCTTTTTCCAGGTCCTTGCGGGCCTTGTCTTCGGAATCATAGTTGCCCTCTAAATATAGGGCGCCCGCGTCCGTCCAGGCCGCCCAATACCAGCATTTCAAGGGTTTGTAGTAGTCAACTATAGCGTTTATGACCCGGTCACCACAGATATAACGGGCCCGGCGCATTTTCTTCATGCGGCTCATTTCTCTTCCTTAAGAATGTTCAGTATAGGCCCCGCCCCAGATTCTTTAAAGCCATCAGCACGCCCTTAAGGAAGAAGAGCCAGAACAGCGCAGAGAAGAGATACAGCGGCAACCACAATAAGGCTTTCCCGATTTTCAAGAGCGTAGTCTTTTGTTTTTCAGTCATAATGACCTCCTTTTTCGCTTCTCTCGTAGTCTATACGCGTCAGCTCCGGTGGCACGGGCGGATAAATCTGGCGGCCCAAAAAGGTCCGGCGCATATAGCGGAAAAAATCTACTTCCTTGTTGTAATCCAGCACCATCTGGTGAAATTCGGCCTCGGTGTAGGCGTCAGAAACCTCCATCGCCTCAATAGAATGTTTTGTGCCGATTAGGTGGCCGTATTTAGACAAAGCGCCCAGATGAAGACTCACCACAACAGCAAACCCAACCACCACAAAGAACATACCCCATAGCAGCATGGATTCCAGGGTCGCCCAATGCTCATCATCATGCACGCACCAAATAAATACGCATAACAGGACGATAAAAACGATGGGTAGGATTATCATGTCTCCTCCTTGGTGGGAATATGTTTTATCTTCTTGCCTTTCTGGCTGCGTGGGGCGGCCCTCCGCCTTTTGCCGCTACAATAGCCGCATGGCTCCCAGGGCCAAAACGGGTGGAGACCATAGGCAACGCCCGTGCCATGGCAGATCGTGCAAACTTCAGTTCGCCTCACTTTTTCTCCCTGGCGGGAATATAGGCGATCTTCGCTGACATGTATAGTTTTACCCGCTATGTCTCTTTTTTCTCAACTTACTATGCCGCATCCCCGGCACCGGCGTCTCCCCTCCCCCCACCTTCTCCTCCCACTCAATCAGCCAATTCAGATACACCCGCGCCTTCTTCAAGTCCTCCGTGCCGTTTTTATCCCGATACCGGTATAGATACTTGATGATGTTCCCCGCGAAATACCCCCTCACCCCATCCGGCGGAAAACTCCCCAGAATATAGTCGATCGGCTGGATCCCCTCCCGACTGTAATGCGCCTGCCTCGCGAGCGGCTCCTCCATCATCCCTTCTGGCTCCGCCTCGGCAGCTTCTTACCCTTACTCTGCCTCAAGTCATACTCCAAAGACGCCGTCGTCATCCCCGGCATCCTCGGCTCCTTCCCCGCCCTCCGCCTCGCCAGCTCCGCCCCAAATAACCCCCTCTGCTTCTGGCTCACAATCTTCCTGTGCTTTCCTAACAATCCAGGCATCTTAAAACCTCCTTTTCAGGCCTTCCTCGGCAGCCAGCCCCCACCAGACCTCGCTCCCATCAGACCCGAATTATACCACCACCAATCCAGCCTTTCAACACTTCTGCCACTACAGAACGCGCTTTCATTTTTTTACCCAGAGGGGGATGTCATCCCACCCTTCGGGCGGTCCCGCGGCCCGCACCCCCCCCCTTCCGTTTCCGGTTTCCGGTTTCCCCTTTCTCCCCCGCCGCGCCGCCGGCCCGCCTGCCCCGAAGGCCAGGCCAGGCACACCACGCCAGGAACCACCAGCCGCCGCGCCGCCGGCCCGATCCATTTTCCCCGCCAGCCAGGAGCAGGACGCGGCCGGAGTCGCCGCCGCCTTGACGCCCGCGGCCGGAGTCGAGATTGCTTTTAGGGGCAGGGACACGGAGAGGGCAGACGCCTCCGCCGCCTGCTCCCCTTGCTCTCCCTGCGCCTGCTTCCCTTGCGCCGCCTGCTCTCCCTGATCCTGCTGCTCCGCGCCTGCGGCTCATGGCCGCCGCCGGCCTGCCTGCCTGCGCTCTTGCCTGCTCACCTTGCCCTGGAGGGGGGCAACGTCTCTGTCTGTATCATTATGACGCCGCGAGGGGGCAAAAAAAAGCCCCCGACGGCGCAGCGTCGAGGGCTTGTTCGGGGCAAGCCTGGGGTTTACCGGATCATTCGCTCCCCCATTCATCCAGCCGCCGCAGGCTCGCGGCCGGCACAGCCTGGGGCTCCGTCTCGCCTGCGAATAACACCAGCGCCATCGGCTCGCTGGTTTCGAACGCCCGCTCACACAGATCCAGGAGCTCGCACATGTTGGCCTGATCGGGTTCGGGGCCGGCTCCGCGGTCGAACCAATAATAGCGCCCGCGGCGGAGCAGCGCGAGCATCAGCGTCTGACGGCGGCGCTCGGCGCTGCGGCCAGGAACCTGAATATGCTGGAGCTCCCTTGCTTGGTCGCAGACGGCCTGTTGGCGCTCGGCGTCCAGCCAGCAATCCGTATGATCAATACAGCCGCGGCAACGCTCGAAAATGTAGGGATGGCCGCAGTCTCTCTGTCGTGCGGGCGCCTGCGATCGGCTCTCCGCCAACGCCAGCGCCGCCCACACCAGCGCCTGAACCTCGGGACTGATCATTTCCGCCTCCGCGGCTTGAGCAGCGCGGCCACACGATGCCATATACAGCCGGACGACAGGATCGCGACCATCAGTTCGCGCAGCTGCGCAGCCGCCTGCTCCGCAGCGCGGACGTTATCGCACAACAGCATCAGGGCATTATAGCGCGGAGCACGCCCGCCCAGCCGCGCCCGCTCAATCTCGACTGCCTGCTCAACCGCCTCACGCAGAACCGGCCAGATATCGCGCGTCGCGCAAATGTTTTCCCAGAGCTCCCCTACGACTCGGAGGGCCTGCTGCGCGTCCCGAAAGTCTGCCCGTCGTTTCACAGCGTCCCCCGCAAGCCGCGCACAACCGCCGCGGCTTTTTCTTTCACATGCGGCATTTCCCTGCTCTCGATGGCGCTATAAACCCGCGGCTCGCCTGTTGGGGATCGGCCGATAATCAGGTCATCTACATAATCAATGTTCATTACCTCGCAAAAAGCCGCGATCGTCGAGCGCAGGCTCCTGTCTTCATCCGACGGCTCAACCTCTCCGGAGGGATGATTATGCGCCGTTATCAGCCCCTGCGCACTCCCGAGCAGCGCGTCCCGCATAACGGATCGCGCGTCAACATACGCGCACGTCGCACCACCAGCCCGCAGCCGATAACAGATTACGTCATAGCGCGCCGACAGATACAGGCACAGATGATGTTCATCGGCCAGGTTGTCGAGGAATACGCGCGCCGCGGCCGCCGCAAGCTCCGGCCGCACGATCCGCCGAAACCGGACGTCCCCCGCGGACGGGCCTGCCCGATATGTCGCGACAAGCTCGCGCAGTGCCACCGGCTTACCCGTCATCGCAGCCCCCCGCGCCGCGCACGCACGGCTCGACAGACCCGATTGAGCAGCCCCAGAACGACCAGCCCGACGGCCGTTAGAATTACAGCTACGGACAGAACTACCACCACCATCGGGAACTCACTCGGCATCGTCAGCGTCATCATCGGGAAACGCCCTATGATCGGCGTCATACTGCGCCGCCCAGCCCGCCGTCGTCAACGATATGTCCGAGATCGGCGCGCCGCAGCCGTCGCAGCAGGGAATATAATCCCATTCATCCCCCGCGAATACGGGCGTCCAGCCCGCCAGCTTTTCATGGCGCGCCCGCGCCTCATCGCCCGCGCAGTCCGGACAAAAAAGCTCTGCGTCCGGAGTCGCGTATGCGACGACCTCAAAATCCTTTAACATTTAGACCCCCTAAAACGCCTGCCGGCTCTGCGCCGCCGGCCTCCAGCGTTAACATACATCTATAAATCTATATCGGCACAGGGCTCCTGTCAAGCACTTTTTTCCGGCCGCCGCCGGTAATGACGACGGCGCTTATAGTATGACGGGCCGCTAATCACAACGCAATTCCACGTCGGGAGATCCTGGTAGTGCCGCGCCCGCGCCGCAAGGCGGCCGCGCTCGAAGTCCCACTGCGCGGCGTCTAACTCCGGCCGCCAGGGCGCGCCCAGCCCGTCGGTAATATCTATAATCCGGCCCTTATTGTTGATAACGGCGAGCATGGGCTCTTCCAGCCGCAGTAGTTCTTCTTTAGTGCTGGGGCGCAGCGGCCGGCCCACGTATTTGGCCTGTAGTGCTCTCGCCCAGGCGCGCCACCGCTCCCGCCACTTGCGCTCCGGTTCGCTAATCCGCCGCTTCCTGTATCTCATCGCGCCCCCCTATGATCCGCAAAATTATGCTCCCCGCAAACGCCGCGCGCTCGACATTCGCCCGACGGACGGAGGCCGGCACCGCTTTAATCCAGGCCTTGATATATAATTTGCTGTCCCCGACAGGGATCCCCAGGGCCTTACAGACGGCGGCCGCCGCCGCTTCCGCCTCCAGCTCGCGTATGGCCCGCGACGGCCGCGACGTGTATAATGCGCCTAAAACAATATGCGCGGCTTCATGTATCAATGCCCGCAGCCGGTCGTCGTCCTGCGTCAACGTGCTCGGGATGAATATGGCGCGGCCGTCCGTCCGAGCATGGCGATAATTGCCTATATAGACGGGCAGGCCCAGCCGCTCCGCGGCGCGTTTGAAGTTTACCAATTCATGCCCCCGTCGTCATCGCGATCGCGAAAATGCCCGCGCCATTTCGGCCCGTAGCCATATGGCCCTAACGTGTTCTCGATCATCGGCCGGTATCCCATATTAGAGAATACCACACCGCGTTCCTCGACCCAGCCCGTCCCCAGGATCGTGATCCCCGACAGCCGCATCAGCGCCCAGCGGCTTCCCGCGAAAATGGTGAGCACCGCGGGGTTGAATCCCGCATAATACGCGGCCACCGCCGAGTCGTTAACGTCGGGCCAGGGCGTTTTATCTCCGGATCGCATATAGTAATCCACCGCAAGCTGCGATCCCCCCGCGATTATCATGCCGTTATGGAAAAGCACTCCGACGTCGGTTTCGTATTTTAGTCTTTGCGCGCCCGCAGGGACTCCGAGCTCGAATGGGTGCGTATTACGCGCGCTTACGCCACCGGCCGTGGCGATCCGAAAATGGGCGACGTGCGGCCGTGTCTCGGAAACGTGCTCCGTGTAAAACTTCCAGGCCACCTCGGGCGTCATATAGCCCTTGCTCACCGCGACCTGCCGCCGTGGGCGCCGGCCGCTATACCAGGCAAATCCGGCACCATCCGGATTATTCTGATAGCAGTGCGAAAATTCCAGCTCCGTCAACGCTCTGGACTTACAAACCGCAATGATACACATCAGATCCTCCCCCGCGCGGCCGCCGCAGCCCGCGCTCCGTTAGCCAGGATTGCGACAATTTCCCGTGCCGCCTGCTCCCGACAGATCATATAGGTTTCCCGCATGTTTCGGAATGCGTGGGGCAAGCCGAATTTGTTCCACTGAACGGGTCGTTCAGATTCCTCAAGCCAGCTTGCGCCTGGGATCGCACTCGCCCAGGAAAAAGCAAATCCGCGTTCCGCACGTAAGCCATAGAATACAGGGGCTTGAGGTTGGAAGATTATGGCCCGCTCCGCCGGTTTAAACCGCCGCCGCCGCAGCCCTGCCTTTATCAGTGTCTCGAAATCCGCCGCTATGTCAGAGTCCCACTCGTCATTAAAGATCATTTTCAACGCAGCTCGGCCGCGCCGGCGCCGGTTTGGCTTAAGGCGCCAATTTTCAACCAGGGCATCGGGAGTCAGCGCCAGGTGTTTTAGCGCCGCTTCCTTGAATCTCGCATACTGCTCCATGCTCCAGCCGCAATACGTATGATAATCCTGAAAGCCCAGATGCCGCTCATCATACTTGAACGTGCGCCCTGAATAATAACGCCGGACTAACGTCTGAATGCCGTGCGCGACGGCTTCCATCAGCTTCGGCGATTCCATTATCTCCGAGGGCAGCGTGCGATATTCCCATCCCCCGTGGCTTTTATGCCCCTCAACCGCGCCCAGCCGCCTGTAGCCACAGCGCGCTCGCGCCGCGCCCGACAGCCCCAGCAGCGGCCGCCCCAAAAAATCGTCTAACAGCATGATCAGGTCGGGCGGAGGATATTGATCCGGCACATTAGCGACGTGAATATGACAGCCCAACGACAGGCGATCGCCTACGTGCGACAGGGTCAGGTCGGGCCAGCGCCGCGCGCACTCGCGCATCAGCGCGGCCGTATTTTTTACCAGCCCCCGCGCCGTGCGCGCCGGAGACGGACGCAGCTCTAACTGATCGCCGCTCCCGTCGCAGCCGATCTCGGCGGACGTGCTGGAAGCCAATGACGCCGCCGGTATCACATTCCCGCGATCGTTAAGCACGGTCAGCTCGGGGTCAGCCCCCAACGTCGGCCGCACCGCAGGCTTGCGCCGCGAGGGCGCAGGCATCTTGGCCAGCGGCCGATATTCTAATACGCGCCGCCACCAATCCGTCATGCCGCTCGACGCCGCGTATTGCTCCAGCCGCTCTATCCCCTCTTCCCGATGGGTCGCGTCATGCGTCAGGTAAAGCTCGAGCTCCGGTATATAGACGCCTGCGAAATAATACGTGTCTGATTTAATCTCCGGCCCGTCCCAGCGAATGAAAATTTGTTTCAGCCACCGCAGCATCGGCGCGTTGATATGTTCACCGCGTAAATTAGTTTCGATTAAATAGACATACACCGGCCCCAGCAAGTCCATCACCGACCGTGAGCCCGCAGCCAGATCATAATAATCAAACGACCCGTCAGTATGATCCGCAGCGCCAACGTCAACCGGCCGGCCAAATTCAACCCGTATATCCCTCGCCGCGACCTGAAGGGCAGGGATCAGCGCCGCGTAAAACGCCAGCGTCAGCCCGCGCTTATCGCCTGTTTCCTGCCATCCATAAGGAATATAAAAACCATGACGATCCCGTGCTGGAGCCGGTATTGCGCAATGCGAAACCGCGTATTGGACGCGGCCCGTCAGGCCAAACGCAGCCGCCACTCTGTCAACCAGGCGAACCCATTCCAGGTCGTCATAGCTTATCCCGCCCTCGGTTTCCGTCCAATCTTGGGCATGAACGGTTTGTAGGCCCATCAGGCGCGAGGCGGAGATCCCCGTATATTTAATGGTTTTCATGCCGATCCCCCAGGCCCGCCGCCATCACCGCGTCAATGAATACGTGCCGCAGCGGCAGCGTATAATGCCGCCGCGCGCGCAGCTCCCATAGCTCGATCGTGCCGCGCGCCGTGTCCACCAGGCCACATACCGGCCGCCGCGTGATAACGCCGGCAGCCACCCGAAACCTCTTTTTATGTTTTTCCATAATTCTATTATATCATACTTGTCAAGTCCTTATTTATTTAATCGCCTGTTTTAGCGTCTTCCACGGCTTCGGCCGCCGCATTGATCATATGTTCGCGTTCCCATTCCTCCAGCGCCCGCAGCAGCTCCGCGCGTTCCCGCGAGACATCCTCAAACGTGATCGTCGGCAATCCTTGTTCCAGCCGGCCCGCGTTATGGATCTGGGTATAGGCATAGGCCAGGTTTGCCAGGGTCGCCCGTTTCGCTTTATTTGGGTCGGTCATATGGTCGAGCAGGTATTTCTCCATCGCTTCGAGCAGCTCGACCTTCCGCTTTCGGAACGTTTCCAGGTCGGTGTCTAAAAGCTCCAGCACTCCGCTTATCCGCCGCTCGACGGCCTTGGCGGATACGCCCAACGCCTCTCCGATTTCGCGATATGTCGCTCCCGCCATCCGCATTTTGAGCATCTGGCCGGTCATCGCTTGAGTTTCCAATTTCTTGGACAATTGAACCAGCTTATTCTCTTTCATTTCGCTTTCCAAACAAGGATGATTAGCGATAAGTATATGATAATACCCAGGATAAATGAAAGCAACATAGTCCTGATCCGGTTTTGTCTCGTCATCATTGTCCCTCTGCCCAGGCATATATCCGGCGCATCGCCGGCCACATCGTAGAGGCGTCGGCCAGCTCTTCGGGCCGCAGTGTTATCAACCGGTGAGAGTCGGCCGTCAGGTAAAGTAGGGCCGCACCCTCCGCTTCGAGGCCGTGAGCTTTCAGTAAAAGGGCGTAGGCCGCAACTTGAAGATGGTGCCATTTCGCTATACCGCCGGTCTTGATATCAATTACGAAACGGCGGTCGTTGAGGATCCCCCAGAGGTCGGGCGTTCCCGCATACCGCAGCTCGGCGTGATAAAACGGGATGTCATGGCCCTCGATCTTGAAGCCGGTTGTCATGATAAATTCGTGAAACTGCCGCAAGTATCCGGTGAGCAGCGGGTCCAGGCGCTCCATGTTCAGATTATCGTCGAGATAAAGCCGGATTGTGTCATGGACATATGTTCCCAGCTCCATCCCGTTCTTGCTTCCGGGCGGTGAAAAAAACCGCTTTATGACGGCCGAAACCGACGGGACGATGATGCCGTTATGCCGATAAACGTGCGTTTCCGGGGTAAAAGTCAGCTCTTCAGCTTGAAGCTCCAATGGTATACTCCTCACTAATTGATTGCGTCCCTGATCGCGCGCTTGCGGGCGGATTCGATTAGGGGCCGCAACTTGATCAGGCAAAGGGTGCGGAAGCCGTCTTTCCTGATCCTGTCGTCGCGCCGTGCGCAATAATTCCACTTGTCGTTGTAGGATTCGATGACGCCGTTGAGCGAGCCTTCGGTGATGCTGATTTTGGGTAGGCGACTGCTCATCTCTTTCACCATGGCCAGATACAGGCTATATACGGCGTCGGTCGGGGTTTGTGTCTTAAGCAGGTCTTGATAAAGCTTAAAGAATCTCTGCGCTCGCATTTTCACTCTCTTGTTTTCGTTCCTGGATCGCCCGGCGCGTCCTTATGGGGCATAAGTCGAGAATGGTGCAAACGGACTTGAATCCAAAAACATAATTCGATGAGGCCGGGGTGTCGTCAAATATCCAGGCGCGCGCACTTTCTTGATCTTCGGCGCTGGTGTGAGGGCTTGTCCCCAGATACTCCTGGACGATTGCCAGCATCATCGAGGCCATCATCTTTCTAATGGAATCGTCCGGGCTGTTCCTGAATTTCTCGGGATGGGGTCGGTGGGCAAAATATTTCATCCATCATCCTTCGCCCGTGCGTTGGCCTCTCCCCGCGCGCCGGCGTTCTCCCGTTCCTGCCGCTCATATTCGCGGACTTTTGCTTCCTGGTATTCGGCCTCCCCCCGCTCGATGGCGTTGTCGAGCCGGATCTCGCGCGCGGTTCGGGGGTCCTCATCTGCGCTTTCGTGGGACATGATCCCGCGATCTACCGCGATCTCCAGCAATGTGTCCGCGATGTCTTCCAGGGTCGCATTGATGTCGATCAGGGCGTCGCAAACAGCTTTCAGCTCATCTTCTACGCTGCTCATCGTTTTCCCCTGTGATCTTCGCGATGACCCAGACAAGTGCGAAGTAGATGACCGTCAACCCCGCGAACGGCCACATCTCCTTCAGGTGCCCCCACCCGAAGATGACCATGACCGCAACCCAGCCCAGCCCCAGGAGCAAATACTGCTGCCAGAGCTTCAACCTGTCAAGAAAAGACATTGGAAACCTCCCGTGTAGATTTAAGGGCGAGTTGGGGGACAAACCCGCGGGAGCCCCCCAACTGCGTAATTGCCGCTCGGTCGCCCTTATTTTTCATCGTGCCGCCATTATACACTTGTTCTGTTATTCTGTCAAGCCTTTTTATGTTCTTTTTCCCACTGTTCCATTTTCGCCGATATCTCCAGGCCGTGTATGCCCAGGTTGTTCAGGCGTTGGACCTCTGCCCAATACTCGGGCGGCTTGTGTATCGTTGTGTTTTTACCGATCATGCTCGGCCGATATTCCGTGTTATTCGGGCCCTGCCTTGTGCCGCCTCTGTCCTGCGTCCTTGAAAGCCAATTCGTCAGGAACCTGCCGTAGTTTGAACGCGGCCGCTTTGTGGGATTCGCCACAAGCCAGGCTGCGGCCTTGGCCAACTCAACTTCTATGTCGCAGGCGGGGTAGGCTTTCTTCCATAACGCCATTCGCTCTTCGGTGATCCCTTCCCACATAGTGGTGTCGCTAAAGGTTATCTTCTCTTCTCTTTTCTTTATCTTCTCTTCTCTTCTCTTCTCTTCTCTTGGGTCCGGATTTTCGGACATGGCGTCCGGATTTTCGGACATGGCGTCCGGATTTTCGGACATGATTCGTCTTTTATGCCTGTCGGAGAGCTCATACTTTTCCCAATTATTGATTTTCAGGGTGCCGTCTGAATTTTTTGCTAATTTGGCTATTTTAGGATCCAGACATTTTTGTATGGTTCTTTCTAATAGCTCTTTGGGTATCACTAACATACCGGCAAGCTGTTCGAGCCCATAAGGGCATCCCTCGTTGGCCCGAATATAGCCGTCGTCTTTTGAGCCCAGGGCCAGCAAATCTATCCAGACGCTGCGCTCTTCCGGCGTCAGCTCAATTCTCGTTGAGCCAAAAAGCCACTTATCCACCCAGAGGGGCAACCATTGACTATCAGAATATCGCTTTTTCATCGGCCTTCTCCTGGTTTGATCCCAAAATGCTCGGCTTCCTTGTCCAGATACCATTGGTTGGTGAGCAGGTCGATGACATAGGAAAGACAGTTTACTTTATAGGTGCGCTCTTCACACCTGATCCAATTTCCATGCTCGTGGTCGCGCCTTGCCAGCAATATCTCTTCCTGCCGAGCTGCCTTAAGGACTTCCAAGACTGTCGCCACATTGTCCATTGTTCAGTTTTCCCCTGATAATTTTATCACGACTTCGCCTTCTTCCTTCGGCACTTCGACCAACGTTGAATGGCTATCGGTCCAACCATAATACCGCACCTGCACCTTGTCAAACCGCTTCTCCATGATGAGGAGCATCGCCCACATGGCCAGCACCATTACGACCGCAAAGCCCAGGGCGATGAGCATATCGCGGAGCCTGAACCTGAAGATGGGCGGGAAGCCCGCCATACCCAGGACAAAGATGGCCATCCAGAGCAGCAAAACAATTATAGCTGCGAATCCCATGGTTATTTCTCCTTTCAGTGGTGGGAAAAAGAGGGGCCGCCAGGGAAGGTTTCGGGTTTGTCCGCTGCCGCCAAGAGGGGGAGGCTTGACGGGCGATTGTCTCGCGGCGGCCCCATGATGAGCATATTATATCACCCTATCCGACCTTTACAAGTCTTTCGACGCGAAACACCCGCACGCCGGGGATGTTGGACTCGGACTGATATCGCTTGACATGCTTGCGGATTTTGGCCTCGTCAGGGCACAGGAATTCGCGCGGGATCGCCTTCTCGTCCACGATCTCGAAACTCCAGTCCGAGCGGGCGGTGATCCCCTCGATCTTCGGGGCTACGGGGGCGGCTTCGATGACGACCCGCGTCGTTTCGTCGGCGGCCTTGAGTGCCTCTTGCCGCTTGCGTTCCTGTTCGGACTTCCAGGCCTGCATCCTCGGCCAGAGCAGGGTGATGGCGGCATCAACCTTGTCCAATTCATTGGACTCGACGCTGCAGATCTCCTTCCAGGTCTTGTAGGCCGACGCCTTCATCGGGGCGAAGTAATTCTTGATCTTGGCCGCCAACTCCTTCAACCCCGCTACGAGCTGGCCGCAGCGGACGAAGCTCGCCTCGTCCACGACATCGATCTCGGTGGCCGCCTTGACCAGGCTTTGCCGTTCCTCTTCAAGCTCGTTGGTGTCAAGTTGATAAAGGGCGTTCATATCTTCATCTCCTCAAAGTCCGGGCAGGTGTTGTCTGCCCCGGGGTTCTTTGAGCATTCCCCGAGCCTGGCGCAGGAAAAACATATCTCCTCGACCTGGGTTGTTGGCGTGCCGTCTTCGAGCCTGCCCTGCTTTTTCTCGTCCAATTCGCGTTCGAGTTTGTGGCGGATAATGTCGCACGACACGTCCTTGACCCACAGGATATTGCGCTTGCCCTTATAGACGACCCCGTTCTTGGTGAAAGTTGTTTCGTGCTGCAACCGGTTGCCCATGGCTACCAGGTCGCCGTCATAGGCTTGCTTGAGCGTCTCCCAGAGTTTGGCCTGGGCCTCTGTCATCTTGGACGCATCCGGCGACTTCACAACGGGTTTGGGCTTGACGTCTGGTTCGGCCTCGCGGGACGCGTGCTCTTCGGCGGCTGACCCTTCCGGGTGAGAGGCGCTTGAGGTGTAGGCGGGGATGCTTTCGGTTTCGGTCGGCGTCAGCGGCTCCGGCGGGACCACAATCTCAATGGGCTTGCCCATCTCATACTTGGGCAGCTCTTCGGTATTCGGCATTTCTTCCGGGCTATACATCCCGGCGAACCTCTCCGGGAACGTCTCGCGCAGGGCCTGGACGAGCGGCACCTTGCGGATCATCGTCGCGGGCATCTCGGCCCACGGCCTCTGCGGAGAGCCGTCCCGGCGCCGCCGCAGGTATTCCTGGAGTGATACTTCGGCGCGGGTCGCATAGGAGCGGGCCTTCCGATACACTTCGGCCCAGCCGCCGAGCAGGGTTTCACCCGGGCCGACGAACGCGCCGTCGCGATACACCATGTTATTGCCCGCCTTGAGAATGACCCCGGCCCTGAAGCCGTCGAAATCGGGGCAGGCCTGCGCCCGCTTGAGGAAGGTGTCCTTGCCCACCACGATCGTCGCCGGTTCGCTGGGCGAGTATTTGATGAGATAGGCCTCCCGCAAAAACGGGTTCAACTGCTGGCTCTGGCACAGCCGCAGGAACATATAGGCTTCCTGCTCGGTCGCCAGCGGGTTGATATATTTGCGGATGATCTCTACCGTCAGCTCCGGCACAGAGGATCGCTCCTTCTCGATGTCGTCTTTCTCGACGATCATTACCCCCTTTTCGTCAGTCATGGGCATTCTCCGTATCCTGAACCTTCTTTGAGGCTCGGGCAACTTCAGGATAAGTTTGCTCGATCGCCTTGATGATGAGTCCCTGGATGCTTTCGCCGTTCATCACCGCCCGCAGCTTCAGGCCGCGATGCAGTTTGGCGGGAAGGGCGAAACACATCCGCGCCACACTGTTTGTCGTTGATCTTTTCATCTTTAACCTCCGAAGGCATTATACACCTTTCTATATTAATGTCAAGACAGACAAGAAATTATTTTGGAAAAGTAAAAATCATATGGGGGAAATCTGTGGAAATCTCGCCTACGGGCCTCTGGCGGGCCAAAAACGGCAAATTCATCCCAACATCAGGGTAGCCCAATGCTGGACAGTCTGGGACACGTGTCCGCCTGTGTTTTCGCGCCCAGCAACGAGCGAGCCCGGGAATCCGGGCTATTCTTCAATTATCCGCAGGCCGCATATGCGGCAAACCTTAATGATCTTCCAATCGTGCTCCGTGCACTTGTCGCTTGGTATCTTGCCGCGCAGTTCCCGCACTTCATCGGTGAACGCCTGCGGCGGCAACTCAACGGCCTTTTCGATGAGCAGGGCCCTGCCGTCATTGTTGGCGATGCGGGCCATCGGCAGCAACTGCACGAGCCGCGTGTATCCCGCCGCCGCCAATTTGTCCGCGTCCTGGCCGTCATAGACTTTCCACAATGATATGAGGTTGTGGGCGGTGCTGTGCTTCAGCCCGAATTCCGAGGCGAAGTAATCGGCTTCGCGCTCGTAGCCCAGGATCCTATAGTCGCGCTTCTGGACGGCCAGGGCCAGCAGCCGCCCGGCCTCGAAGAACCAAAGCGTGGCCGCGCCGAAGGCGCGTTTGATTTGCTCGCGCCTTTCGTGGGCCTCCTCCACCTCGCTTTTCTTCATCTGCACGTCATAGGGAGCCAAGTCTTCCGTCAAGGAACACCATCCTTTCATTGTGTCTGCGCCGGACAAGTCCCGGCAGTTTCCGCCCGCCCGCGAATACCCATCGCAGGAATTGGCCTCCGACCTCTTCGCGGTCTTCATCCCTGTTCAGCATCTGCCGGAGCGTGCTGCACTGAAGCGCCCCGCTGCCCAGGTTGAACGTGAACGAGATGAGCGCTGCCCGCTCGTTCTCCGTGAGCGGTATCCAAATCAGTCTGCTCACGGCGCGGTCGGCCCGCTCTGCGTCTTTGAGGAGCAAAAGCTCCGCCTCATTAGGAGAGATTTCCTGGTATTTATCCTTTTCCAAAGGAGAGATCACGTGCCCATAGCCGACGGTCAGATAGCCCGCCGGGCATATATAGGGCTTCAGCCGAAGCCCCTCGAACGCCTTGATGAGCGTGAGCGCCGCTTCTGGGAGCATTACTTCAACTTGTTGTTGGCCCGCAGGATCTGTCGGCCGCCGAACCAGAACACGATGACCATCGAAACGAAGCCGGCGTCCGTTTCCGTCCATACCTTGACGATGGCCTGATACAGGTCGCCGCCTGCCGCCATCGCCAACTTCACCTGCGCCTTCTTGACGAACAAGTAGGCGAAGATGAGCAAATAGGTGATGGTCGGCCGGACGGTGGAGTTGTAGGCGTAGACGAGGTTCGTGAGCAGAACTGCCCACCACTTGCCCTCGGTCTTCGGCTCAAGAACGGGTGCGAAAGCGTAGGCCCCGACGTCGGCCGTGGCCGCGCCGGACGCCTCGATCGCCTGCAACTGCTGCGCCGACATCTCTTTCTGGGCCTCCATCTGCAGTTTAGCCATCTCAAGTTCGTGCTTTTGGTCTTGTTTGCTCTTTTTGACTTTGAGCAATTCCGGCAGGAAAGCTCCCGCCAAACCGATAAGCGCTCCTATGACTTGAAGCATAACGCCTCCTTGAGGGTTTATTTTTCCGGCAGGTTCTCGAATCTGACCTTGCCTTTGATCTCGTCCTGCACCCACCGCAGGGTGTCGGCAGGACTGATAGTGTATTGCTTGTAGTTCTTCATTGCAACGCTCTCGGGTATCGGAGAAGCGCTGGTCATATAGGCGATGGTCAGGGCCTCATGAACCTCGGCGTTGTGGCGGGCGATCCGCTTGATGAGGGGGTCGCCCAGGGCTTTATACAGGGCAGGCACGTCGCCGCGCGCAGCGGCCATGAGCAGCAGGCGGCCCTCCGTCGTGTCCATGTTCCTGCGGATCTCCCCGTAGGCCCGCTGCTGCAAGTCCTCATACCGGCCCACGATCTGCTTCTGCATGTTCCGGATCTCATACTGCTCCTTGAGTCGGGCAGGCGTGAAGCCTAACCGCTTGCCCCGTATCTCGGCGTCGGTGAACTTAATGTAAAGGTCTTTTTGAACTTCCTTGCCTTCCTTGCGCCACAATTCTGCGGTCAGGTAGTTGCTCAAGGGCCGGATCGGGATCTGGGCAAATGCCTCGGCGAACCGTTTCCGCTGGATGAGTTTCTGGGCGGTCGCCAGCCGTTCGCCCATGCCGTAGGCCGGACCCGCAAGCTGGCCGAGCGGGTCGAAGCCGGGCGACATTATCGTTCCCAGGTCGAGCATATCGGTCAGGTCGAGCTTGGCCCAGCCGCCGACGCCGTAGGATAAGAACTGCGCCATCGCTTCGGCCATCGGGTTTTCGGATGCCCGGCCTTTCATCAGTTCATATTCCGGGTCTTTCTTGAAGAGCGCCCTGGCAACGGCGCGCACGAGCGGCCACATCAATACACCCATCGGCACGAGTCTTTTCACTCCGAGAAACAGGGCCCTGCTCGTCATCATCCGTATTTTCGCCTTTGGTGTGCCCCGGGCCATTATGTCGGCAAATTCGTGCAAATAATTGAGATGCGTGGCCTTGAACAGGTAGGCGACCTTCACCAACCCACGAACCGAACCGGCCTGTGCTACCAACTCCGGGATGTTCGTCTTGCCGTAGGTGTAGGTTGAATACTCGACGGCGTCCTTCATAGACTCATAAATATCAAGCGGCGAAGTCAGTTTGTCAAACCGGGTCGCCAGGATGTATCCGGCACAGGCGGCATGGAGCTTGTTCCAGAACTCCGTGCCGATGGCTACGAAGTGGAGCGCATCCAATATATTGCGGGCCCGGTCGCGCCCAGGGCCCAGCAGGGACTGCATGTATTGCCCGCTGACAACCTTCTCGGTGATGGCCTTATCCAGCAGCATGGCCAGGGTCGGGTCAATCGTGGCGTGCTGGCCCTTAACCCGGGTGGCCAGATATCTGAAGGCATCCATCATAGACTTGCTATACACAAAGTCCATAAATTGTTTACCTACATGATTTCCGATATACGGCCAGAGTGTGAACACGTTCTGCAGCACCTGCTGCAGGGCGAAGGTCGCGGACAGGGCCAGGGTCGCAAGCGAGATGCCCTGCCGGACGTGGACAAAATCCTTGCTGGAGCCGTAGATCGAATTCTCCAGGAAGTGGTTGTAATAGATACTCGCCTCCGGGTTTTTCTTGACGTCTATCTGGGCGATCCAGGGATTCGCTTGGTAGCGGGCGCGGGCCGAAGCGAGGCGGCGGGTGGTGGCCTCGACAAACGATTCGAGGCTTAACATCATGTCGTCGAAATCCACCTTGTAGCCCGGGACCCAGCGACGCTGCATGAAGTGCTTGTCCAGCGGCGAGCGCATTTTGAGGAGCTTTATCATCATCTGGACATTCGGGTCTCCACGGTCGGCGCCGGCCTGCTCCACCAGATTCTCCAGGTCCCATGTGGACATCCTGTGGAAGCGATCCCAGAAGCCGGGCGGCAGCGTCTCGCGCCTGTAAACCTGCGCGTCCTTGTAGCCCATCTTCCGTATCAATTCAGCCACCTTGTTGGCTTCGGTGACGCTGGTGAACGCCGAGTAGAACGACTCATGTGCCACGCCCAGCCCCGCCCTCGGCTCGATCAGGGCCACCTCACCCGGCGACATCTCCTCTTTGGTGGCCCAAACGATCCAGGGGCCGTGGCGCTCAATGGGGAAATAGCCGCCCAGCTTTTCAAGGGCTTCGTCAATCCTGGCGTCTATTGCCTGTTTCGTAGGCTCGTCGGAACGATAGTAGTCAGACTGAAGCCGTAGCCGCTCGCGGATACGCTCCTTCGAGGCGTTGATGGCGTCCACGATCCTCTGGTAAACCTCAATCTCTTGAGGCGCCAGGCCGAAATTAGTTCGAAGCTGATCGGCACTCAAATACTTCTGGACTTCTTGCCTGTTGCCGTGGTCGAGGGCGTGGGCGATCTTATTCTTGGAGTCCCGAGGCAGGGAGTGAAGCTCCCGCAGGTTCAGGTTTTCCAGTGCCCCTGCGAGCGCGCCGTTGTAGAAGTAGATGAGATTGTCCTGAACGGCCCGGAATATCTTCCTGCCAGCGGGGTTCTTCATGAACAGGCCGCTCCACTGCGGCAGGAGGAAGGTATTCGTGGCGGCCCGCCGGATCTTCGTCGCCCATAGCCTGCGGCCCGACTTCCCGGCTTCCCCCGGCAGCGGGACGAGATGTGTGACCCTGGCCGCCGCCTCTACGAACGGGTCAAAGAACTCATAAACCGGGTTGGGGCTCAAGTCTTCCGGCTTGATCTGGAGCTTTGCCGTGACGTCTTGGAGTTGCGGGAACCTGTTCCGCATCGCGTCCGTGAAGTTCGGAGCCAGCTGCTCGACGGCTTCCGGGTGCAGGGCGTTTGCGGCGAACCACATGGCGAATAGTTCGACCGGCGTCCAGCGATAATTCCGCACATAATCCGGCTGCGCCTGTATCAATTCGGGTGTTATCTCGCGGAAGAAGCTCGTGACTTCTTTAAGTTCGGCCAGGAAACCGGCCTCCATCTCCGTTCGGTAAGGGATGCCAGCCCGCTCGCACAACGTGTTCAGAGACTTTCCCCTGCCAATCTGTAAGATGTCAAAGGCGTGGCCGACCTCATGCGCGAAGGTGGCGACGCTGTTGATCGTGCCGAGCATGATTTGCGCGCCGCCGGTCAGCAGGCCGTAAACAAACGCGCCGTTGGCTTCCATTCTGGCGTTGATACTGAAATCGGTGCAGCCCAAAGATCTGGCGAAATCAATGAGATAGCCCTGAACCTTGGACGGGTCGAGGATGAGCCGGCCCATGCTTTCAAGGCCCCCGGCTATGATGTCTCCGAACTTCTTTCCGGTCTTCCAGACGGTTGTGCCCTTGCCCGCTTTTTCCTGCTTGTAGCGGTCGAGCGAGATGCGGCTCATAAATTCATCAGGAAGAATGACTTGGCCGTTTTCGACATATTCGATTACGGCGGCGTGCTCGGCGTCATCCAGCTTGTCCCAATCCAGCCCGTAGAACTCGGCGACTTCCATCGCCCCGATTGTGGGCGGCGTCGGGTGGTCGCGCGAAGACATCACGCGCTCGAAGTCGGCTTCCTCGGCAGGCGTCCGCTTCTTGACCCGTTTCTTTTTGGTTGTTGGCTCGGCGGCGGGCTTGCCTTCCTCGGCGGGTGGAGCAATTTCTTTGCCCGATACCGGAATTTGCGGCTCAATGTCTATCTGGTCGTTAGGATAGGCCTGGTTGTAAGCCCTGATTGATACGGGCAGGCCGTTCCAGTCCCGGATTTCGTATTTTGCGCCCATCATTATCGCTATGGGTTCTTCTTTCCCGCCTCTTACTTTTTGTCGTATAGTCATTCCCTCGCCGTCTGCGGCCGTATAAAACCGCAGGGGTTCTTCCCCGTAGGCCCGGAGAAACGGAATCACGAAGTCGGCCCGCATCACGAAAGGTTGGCCGGTTGATTTTATCTTGAAGAGGGCGAATTGTTTAGGCACGTTGGTTTCTAATATGGTCGCCTGCCAAGCGTAATGGAACGGATTTTTGGAGATAGTCCAAAAATCTTCATCCCGTAGGCGGCCAACCCAACCGACGAGTTCCAACTCGTGTTCGGGCTTCATGCGTTCAACGAGACCGACTATGGACTTTTGCTTTATTTCTTTCTTGTAATTTTCATAGGTAAACTTAATATTATCATGGAGTTTGAATGCTATGTGCCCATCAGTGGCCCAGCCGACATTGCCCTGGGCTTGGTCTTCTGGGTCTGGGCTAATCATATCCTTGAGCGTAATTTGAGGATATAGTTTTGACAGTAGTTTGCGGCGGATGAAATATCTCAAGAACGAGATCCAGGGCTTCATTTTGTGCCCAATGGTCATCGGCCCCCCATAGGGATTCAGCATCAAAAAGACGGCGCCATCAACCGCCATCGCCTTGGCCGTGGTGGGGGGTATTTCATCGGAGTCTTCCGTCGAGTTGGTGAGGTTAGCGATGGTGCCATTCCTGTCTGCGGCGGGCTTTACTTGATTGACGGTGACGCTGAAATCGGGCATTGACTCACGTTCAATTTTTTTGATATTCGCGTCAAATCTCTCTTGCAGGCCATTGAGTATTTTCTTGTTGAGATCAACCAAGGGCCACCGGGCCGGGCCAAGCCACTCTGTCATGGATAGGAATCCATTGCGGAGCGACCCCAAGTAAGACTCGAATCTTGATGCTTGGGCGCCTTCATAAGCAAGCCCGAGGTTAATGACGGCCTCGTCGCGCAGGCCCAGCTTGTCGTATAGATACTCGATCTCCTTGGGCGTCAATTTTTCCAGCGGCCCATTTTCACGCTGTTCCTCTGCGAAGAATTCCGGCAGTAGTTGGAATATGCTTTTCAGGTAGCTTCTGATTTCGTCTTTGATGTCTAACGGGGCGCTCGTCAGCAGGCCTGCCATCTCGTCGATATCTCGGCCAAATCGAATGACTGCGTAGAGTTGACCCATCCGGCTTGTAGAAGTCCCTTCCTTAAACGCAGGCGAAAACATTATCCTCTCAAGCACGTCCAGCATGGGGCGGACAGGCATCGCCGGCATTTCCTTGACCATGTATTGCATCAAGTCGTGCGAGAGACTTTGGAAAAGAGCGCGGCGGTCGTTTAAGCCGGGGGCCACGGTCTTGACTTCCGGCGGCGTTGCGGGAGAGGACGGTTCCGGCGGCGCTCCGGTCTCCGGCGGCACGGGTTCCGTCCCGGGTTCGGGTTTGGTTTCCGGTTCCGGCTCCGCTGAAATCTCAATCGGCTCTACGCGCGGTGCGGGCTCTGTCTGCGGTTCGGGAGCTTGCGGTATCGCCGCAGCCGCCGTAGGTTCAGTTGTGGGTTCAGCGGCCGTGGTCGGCTCCGTGCCTTTTTTGGCCTTTGTCTTCTTCCCGCCTTTCTTTTCAGCGGGCGGCAAGGTATAAATCGTCGTCGAGTCAACGTCGGGGTTAATTCCGGCCATCCGAACCAGCGTGTCAAGCGGGGCTGGCGAATAAACCGCAGGCGCTCCACGGCTCGTGCGGTAGGGCAGAAGAACCGCCTTCAGTTCGCCGTTGACTTTTGCAAGAAGTGCAGGATGCGCGGTATTTGTGATGGCCACGCTGAATTCGGCGTCAGGGAACATTCTTTTGATGCCCTGGACGCGGAACTGCTCGTAGCCCGTGAAATATACCTTCCCGTCATGCATCGTCCTGAAAATAACTACATTGGGGGCAGCGACTTTTCTGGCCGCCGGAGTTTCCGGCCGGTATGCTGGCAGCGGATCCTTTGAGACGAGATAGAAACCACCCTGCATGTTGAGATAATAAACGGGGACAGCGGGTTCGCCTGTCATTTTCGAGATCGTGGCGATAGCTTCTGCCGTAGGTGCAGATAGTGTCCTGGACGGTCGTGCCCACTTCGGCGGCTCGCCCTTGACATACAATTGCTTATCGGTGAACCAGGCCCCGTCGGCCGAAAGGGCATAGTTTCCCATCGCGGAGATGTTCCGACTCGAAAAGCCGAATGGGTCGCGCTTTAGCGTGTTGAACAGCCTGACAATGGAAGTGCGAACGGCCGCAGCCAGGCCGAGGGCATTCGGCGCCTTGATCAGCACGGTATTGGCGTGGCTTTGAGGCACGCCGCGGAAGGAGCTGGCGGCATTGTCGGCCCGCGTCTTGAAGTCTTCCTCATTCAGGGCGTCGGATAAGTCAATGTCCGGGGCAGTCGGTATCTGGGGCTCTGAAACCGATGCGATGGGGATCCCGACTTGAGCCGCCGGTTCCGGCGAAGGAACGGCTATGGGCGGGGCTTCCGGCGGCAGGGCAGTAGCAGGTTGCGCCTTCTTGGCCTGCAGGTCTTTTACATAATCTTCGTGCGCTGCCCTGATTTTCTCCCCCATAATCTCGCCCATTTGAGCGAACCCTGAAAACAGGCCGCCCATAGAGAAACCCCAGAACATGCCTTCCTTCATCTCATCGTTGAACGCTACTTTATCGCCGCGAGCGCTTTGCTGGATCACGGCCTGAACGCCCTCCTCGCCCGCTTGCCATCCGCCTTCTACTACCGCCACTCCCGCGAATTTCAGAAGTTTCACAATGGCGTTTGATTGTTGCTTCGAGATCTTGCCCGCCGAGACCAGGGCCAACAGGGCCTGACCAAAATCAGAGCCGGTCAGAATCATGTTATTTTTGAACACTTTATCTGCGATGACCGCCGCCTCTTGAGGCGTTTTCCCTTTTTGTATGGCCGAATCATAGGCGTCGCCGCCTTCCATCGCCGATTCCTGAAGGCGGTTGATAACCCCGATCATCAATGATGTCACGGAGGGTGGCACGCCAGCGGAAGTCCCCGCAGCCGCCGCGATTGACGACAAAGCAAGCGACGGGGCCTGCAAGCCCAACTGTGAGCCTCCAGCCTCCATCAGATAGACGGGGTCGAATGCGCTTTTCAGGCCCTGCCACTGCGTTTGAAAATCGGGAGCCGTGGCCCGCTCTATGGACTCGCCGAAGTGCTTGAAGGTGGTGCCTATGTTGCTCTTGGCTACGACTTCTTTTGTTTTCTGCTCTTCCGGCGTAGCCGGCACGTCTTCTGCGGCTGATAGTTTATCGCCGACGGTTTTCAGGTTGTCAGCAAGTTTCGCACCTTCGGGAGGTAGGTTCGCCTGGGATTCAATGAAGGCCCCCGTGAGCTGGAACATGGAGCCCAAGCCGCGGACAAAACTGCGGACGAACATTTTTGCTGCAAGGCCGCCGTATATGTCCGTTGGGGTAGCCCCCGCTGGCGTCCAGACGAACTCGCGCCATAGTTGGCCGGGCCGCTTCGTGACCGTAATGCCGGCCTTTTCTGCCAACGCTTCCAGCTCGGCATCGGATAATTTCGTAAACTCCGGCAGTTTGTCAGTTTCAGCCACGGCCTGCGTTTCATCGGCCAGGTCTTCTTGATACTTGGTCGTGTCAATTCCATCCACATACCTATTGGGATGGTCAATCCCTTGAAGTTCGGCGCGATATTTGAACTGCGACGGCCAGTGCCATTGGTTGTCTTGCGGCGAGATGCCGGGCTTCTCCCCGGCCAGGAACGCGAGCCGATAATCGTAAAGGTGCAGGTCAGGGTCGGGGTCGGCGGCTATGCCTGTCTTTTTGGCCCAATCCTGATACCACTTCTGAAACTCCGGCTCTTTCTCGCCGAGGTCGTAAACGACTCCCCGTGCGTCAACCCGCGAGTCCTTCGGATATTTTATGAGCCGAATGCCTGCGAGTTTCGCGAGCTCTTCGTCGGAGAGCCTGGAGAGGTCCTGGTCGTTCAATTCCGCACCTTACCTGAATCTATAGCCGCGATCCTTCAACGCTTTCTCGATGGCCTCTTTATTTGCTTTCGCCGCAGCCTCTTGTGCTGGCGTTATCTGCACGGTTCTCGTGTTCGTGCCCGCGCCGCCCGCTGCGCCCGGGTTGCCCGCAAAGGAGAGCAGGCTCGATGTGATCTGCGGAACGGTTTCAAGATAACCCCTCGGCAGTTCGCTGCGCTTCACCGAAGCGGCGGTCATGTTGTAGTAGTTGGACGCGAAGGTCTGCAGCAGTTCCCTGTAGGCGTCGGCCTGGATGTTGCTCTTGGTCGTGCTCGCGATCTCTTCCGGCTTCTTCTGCCAGATGAACATGTTCGACAGCGCGTCCAGGTTGCCGCTCGTCTGCGGATACTTGATCTTGATGGCGTCCACCGCTCTCTGCCAGGCGAATTCGCGGTTCTTGGAGTCTATGGTGTTGAAGCGTTCCTGCTCGGTCTTGCCGCCCCCGGCGCCAGCTCCGGGCGCGGGCGCTCCCCTGGCTATGATCTCGCCGCGGTTCGAGACATAACTCCAGCCGGTGGAGCTGTTCGGGTCTCGGACGATGTTCCCCGTCACGGTGGATTCCGGCCTGGCGAAGGCCGACAATACGGATTCGGGGGAAGCTCCAGCCGCGAGGGCCTGCGCCAGAAGCGGACTTTCCTGCTCCAGGGTGGTGCCAAGGTTTTGCCGGCCCAGCTCTTCGCCCATAAGTTTCTGGAGCGTCAGTTCTTTACCGGCCATCTCGACCGGGAAGGATTCGGCCTCCCGCTCGCCACGGGCCTTCTCCAGCTCCAGCAATTCCATGATCCGCTGGCGCTCCAACTCGGCCTGCTTCTGGTTGTAGAGCTGATTCAGGCCGCCGGCATAGGCCGCGCCCAGGCCGGAGATACCCTGCGTGAGAACGCCGCCGATGTTCCGGCCGCGCGCGGCGGCCAGACCTGCGGCGATAAGGCTGCCGTAGAGCAACCCTTTGCGTTCATCATCGGAAATGAAATCCTTGGCCGACTTCACGTCTATCATTTTCCACCTCCGAGCAACGACCTGAACGAGGCCCGCTGACCGAAGGGGAACTGCGGCTGCACCGGATATTTCTGGCCGAGCGAAACCGCCGGAGCGAACCCCTTGGGTTCCTGGAACATGCCAGCCACGGACGCCAGGGCGGCAGCCGCTCCGACCAGCATGTCCTCGTAATTGACCTTTTTCTTCCCGGCCTTGCCGCCGCCGAGCAGGCTCGATGTCTTCTGTTCGGCCAGGCTGAACTCGTTCGGGCCCGGCTTCGGCGCGAGGCTGAAGCCCGAGGCCATTTGCTTCATCCTGGCCTGCTCCAGAAGCATCTGGATTATTTGCCGCAAATCAGGCTGTGCTTGTATCATTTTCCCCTCCTGGCCCCTGTTGAAGTATTATAGACATCCAATAAATTGGAACCGAGAAGCGGTCTGGAATAAGGGTTGGAGAGTGCTATGGGCTGCCGCCCGGTCTGGCCCTGGCTGCCGTAGGCCGGGGCAAACGTTTTTTGTTTGTGCAGTGAATCCGAGACATTTTTGCCCATCGCGCTGGCTGACGCGCCAATATCGGCGATTGTTGCGATTGTGGATAGTGCGTGTCCCATGGTGGCCTCCTATTTGCCCCGTGCGACCGCCGTGCTTACTCCGCCGTAGTCGCCGGATACAAGATTTATAAGATTGGTCAGGCGCTGCCAGGGCTCCATCTGGCCGAACTCCCATCGGTTCATCGCCTCATCTATCTTGGCCTGTTCCATCGCCTGCTCTTCCGAACCGACGGCTCCGAGCCGGAGCAGGTCCGAGACGTCCATCTCGGCGATGCCGGGAGCCAACTGCAGCGCCCCGGCCTGCCGATTCCTTTCCGACTCGTAGGCCTGGCCATAAATGTTCGAGGCTACGTCTGCGGCCGCCCTTCCACGCATCTGGCCCCAGGCACCACTGCCGTAGCGACCGGCGGCGACCGCGGACGTGTCAAGCGAGGGCAGGACGCTTTCGAGGCCCTTCTGGACATAGCCAGCCAGGTAGGGGTTCGACTCGGGAGACAGATAGCCGCCGGATAAGGTCCTGGCCAGCTCCGACTGCGCGGCCACCGTGACGGGCGAACCGCCGAGCGAGCGGGCCTTCAGCAGCCCCTGGGCCTGAAGCTGCGTCGGCGTGAAACCCGCGATCGTTGAGCCCGGATAATAGAGCAGGGGCCGCCCATACAGTTTCTGGGCTTCGGATGCCCCGTAAGAAAGATAGGGCATCTGCCATTCGGCCGGCTTCGTCGTTGTCGTTGAAGTCTGTGTTGATTTAGCCATCTTTTACCTCCCGGATAAACTCCTGGTATCCCCTCTTGAACCCCAGGGGGCCGAGCTTTCGCTCAAAGGCCTCGTCCCTTTGGGTATAGAACCGGATTGTTTTACATTTCATGAACCTGCCATATTTGTCCAGCATCTTCAATCCTTCGCTGAACATGTCGAGATTTGCCCCTTTGCTGAACATGTGAACAACCCACAGGCTCCGCTCCCCGAAGGGGACTTCCTCGACCTTGGTCGTAAAGAACCCGCCGTATTGGCCGTTGACGAACCATACCCAGAGCAGAGCCTCACCTGCCATCAGTTCGTTGAAGATCTTCTCCAGGTTGGCGTCCTGGTAAGTGTGAACCAGGACCTTCTCCATCCCCTCGCAGATCATCTTCCAATTACGGATGATAGCTTTCGTGTTGTAAATAGGCAGGATTTGAAAATTATCCATCATCAACTCCCTCAAAAGTTTACTTCGTCTCCATCCGCTTTTCAAGTTTGTCAAGGCTCTTTTGTAAGTCCTCTATGGCGACCTTGATGCCCGCCACGTCCTGCGGCAGGGGGCGGAGAGAAAGGATGCATTCCTCGATCCTCGCCACCCGTTCGTTTAGGCCATTGGCGGCATTGACCACCCGGGTTTTGCTCAATTCGCTTACGGCGATATACGCGACGAGGCTCAAAAGAGCGATGATGTTCACGATCATCTTCATCGTGCCGTTTTTGAACATGCCGTCCATCATGGTTAAAACCTCCTGTGAATTATCTCATCAAACCTGAAAACGTCCCGGCTCCCGTCCCGAGAGCGTAGGCCAACATCAGCCAGAAATTGCGCTCGACGACCAGGGTCGCTATCACCAGCACCGAAAACATCGTAATGGCGAACGCCAAGGACGATGCCTCGTAAACCCGCCGGTGGGAAATCGCCAGATAATAGCGGGAGATGAGATAATCTCCCACCACGCCGGCGGCGAAGTATCCCGCGAGTTTTATGAGCAGGCCAGCCATCGTCTTGCTCCATTTTCTTCACCTATTCAATATAAACCGAGCCGCTGAATCTGCCGTTGGCCGGGTTCGTGACCCACGTCGGGCAAACTACTTTGATTTCAAAATAGTCGCCTGCCGCCATGGAGATATTCAGGGCGCCGTTCTGCCAGAGGCCCAGGCTGGCATCAAGCCCGACCGACTGGATTAAATAATCCGTTGTCGCGTTCTTCCTGATATAAACGCTGACAGCCTCGTCGCTTCCGGCGGTGCTAAAATAACCCTCTATAGAAGCCGCTTTTATTGTCCCGGCCTTCGGGACATAGACGCGTGCCTGACCCTGCGAAGTTGCGGGCGCGGCGGCGGCCTTATTGCCGAAATAGTAGGTGGCCGCGTCTGTTAGCGTCGCCAGGTTGGCCGCCGTAAGGCTCAATGCGTAACCGAGGCTCGAACCAGCGGCTGGCGCCGCCCAGGTGCCGTCAGCCCGTAAGAAGTTGGTTGTGCCGCCGCCGAGTTTCGGAAGCAGGCCGTGGTGCACGGTCGTCGCATCAAGGTCGGTATTGTCGTCCGGCGAGGCCAGGTCATCTAATTTTATCGCATCCCCGCCGCCGCTTTGGTGCGTCACGGCATGTGCCGGTGCTGTCGCCGTGTTCCAAACCGACCCGTCAAAAACCTTATCAGCGTTGGCCGTCGCGTCCCAGGCCCGCCAGCCCTCGTCCGGCATGATGAAACTCCAGCCCGTGCCGTTGTAAACCGCTATCCGCTGGGCATAGCCCGTCCAGGCCCCTGTCGGGCTTGAACCGACAATATACCTGTCGCCCTTCACCGGCGAGGTAGGTGGGTCGTTCTGCGTAGCCAATACCGGCGGCTGCCAGGAGAACGCCCCCAGGACAGGCACCTGATGTTGTGTCAAGGCGGCCTCCTATCAGATGTTGATTAAGATGCAGTCGTAATCAGAGTCGTAGCTTGCCCTCCGGTCATAGGCCTCTTTCGCCTGGGCTGTCGTGACATTGTTTGTGCCGTCGTTCAGTGCTTCGGCCTTGTCAACGATGGAGTCGTTGTCGGTATCATAGACCGACTTGGACATGTCGCCGCCGCCGGTCGGAACCGCCCAGGTGCCGTCGCCCCGCAGGAATTTTGCGGTATCATTCGGCGCCTTGGGGGCGAGGCCGTGGGCCGACGTGCTGACGTTCAGGTTGGTGTTGTCGGTCGGCGACGCCAATTCATCGAGCTTGATTGAATCGGCTCCGCCCGACTTGTGGCTCGTGGCGTGGGCCTCGGCCACGGCTTTTGTTTCCGTCCAGTTTGTGCCGTCAAACACATAGTCCACATTTGCCGTCGCATCATACACGCGCCAGCCCTCGGCGGCGACGTCAAATAGCCAGCCCGTGCCGTTATAGGTCGCTATCGTTTTAGCGTGACCTACCCAGGCTCCTGTCGGACTTGAGCCGACGACATACCTGTCACCCTTCGCCGGCGTGGCAGGCGGGTCGTTCTGCGTGGCCAGCACTGGCGGCTGCCACGAGAACTGTTCCAGGACAGGGATGCGATACTGTGACATTTTAAGCCTCCTTGCTTAACCTGTTGTGGTCAAGCATTTGAAATCACTATCATATATCGGCCGGCCGTCAACGGCTTGTCTAACCTCGGCGGCCGTGCTTGTATATGTTCCATCTGAAACGGATTCTGACGTGTCCACCCGGCCATCATTATCCGTATCATAAACCGATTTAAGCATATCACCCGAACCGCCTCCGCCCCCGAGCGGCACCCACGAAGAGGTCGGCCCATCCCACCGGTAGTAGCCCTTGCCGCTTCCGGGATCCCAATTTGTGCCGTCGGCGTAGGCGAGGAGCCCGTCGAACCTGATGTCGTCAGGCGGTTCGGATTTACCGGCTTCCGGCCAGACGGCAGGCAGCGACCAACGCAATATCTCGAAAAGGTCGCGTTGGTCAACCGGTTTGGGATATCCCCTTGTTTCGCCTTTTCTTACGATATCAACCCATTCGCTGCCGGCCCCAGAATCGGATATTTCCTTGTATGGGGACGAAGGGTCAGCGATGGACACGCTGTCAACGCCGGAACCGGAATCCGCGAGATTGACCTGAATCAATAAGCCAATCTCATCCGCGCCAGCCCCGACGTCTGCCAGGGAAGCCGCCGCTAATATGGAAACCAGGTCAGAACCGGTTCCGGAGTCGCTCACGGCGCCTTGCCAAAGGATGCTAATGGCGTCTGAACCTGCCCCGACGTCTGCCAGGGAAGCCGCCACTAATATGGAAACCAGGTCAGAACCGGTTCCGGAGTCGCTCACGGCGCCTTGCCAAAGGATGCTAATGGCGATAGATTCCGAACCCGCACCAGAATCGGAGGCCGTAAGCAAGGCCAGAATGTCCGCGACGATGTCGGACCCCGTCGCCACGTCTTGAACGGAGAGTGCGGCGAGTAGGGAGGCAATGGAATCGGAGCCCGCGCCAGAATCGGAAAGCGCAAGCGTAGCACTAACTCCGGCTATCGCGTCCGCTCCCGTGCCGGAGTCCGAGACGCTGATAGGCGTAATCGCTATATATTGCTTTAGCTCGACCAGGGAAGCCACATAATAGTCGGTATTGACTGCCGTCGCCGCAATATCGCCCGTGGCCCCTGCCGCCGTGTATTCCTTCGTCGCCACCGTCGCGGAAATGTTGCTATTGCTCGTGCCTGTCTGCGTATCCGCCCGTTCGTCATATCCCGACGGCGGTGTGTAAGTAGTGCCGTAGGCATTCCCGGCCAAAAACACGGCCCAATTGTTGGCCGTCTGGATGTTAATGCCCGGAGCTGTCGGCTGACCCGACGCCGTTGATGTTGATGTGTTTTTGTTTCCGATCGGGCTGGTCTGGTCAACACCTCTGAATGTCGCAATCTGACCGATTATCTCATGACTGGAGCTCATGCCCCACTGGTAGGAGGACGGCTCGCTGGCTCCCGCGATTTTCCAGTAAACATACTCGCGTATCGCCCGCGCCCCGGCCGAGGCGTTGATGATATTCGTCCAGCCGTCTGGGACACTATTTATGAGGTCGGAGGTGTTTTCGATGAAGATATGGGCAACCATCAGGTCGCCCTCGGCCGTGTTTGTGGGCTTATTAACAGTTATAGAGACCGCAGCGGCCGAGGCTGCAGTCTCCGCATTAATGAAAGTTATCGCCATCGTCCCTGCCCTATACCAATATCCTTCGATACCGGTTCAGCATCGTCCTCCTTATGCCACTGTCATCTTCGGGCAAACATAAGTCGTGCCGGACTCGCACACGTCTTACGCGAGCGAGATTTCTAATGTCAACTGCCAGGTCTGCCCACTTACCTTCGTGCCCTGCGCCGAAACTTTCCGGTTCAGGTTAGTGGCCGAGTCGGAATTGCCGTTTGCTACGGTAAACTCGTTCCAGCCGTGGTTGCCGTCGGAACTACCGAACGTGGCCCGCCAGGTCGCCTTCTGGCTCGTGCCGTAGGTCGGGAAGCCCGTGTCCATCCCTTTGTAGGTCTTGTTCGTGCCCTGAAGGCCGGTCTGGCTCGCACTCTCCGCGGCGCTTGAGTCGCCCACGCCCAGATAGGCGTTGGTATTGTCAAACTTCGTCCCGCCGCTGGAACAGAGTATCGTCCAGAGGGCGTTGATGCCCTCGTTCAGGAGCAGGTTGCCCTCAACCTCGCTCACTTGCGGCGCACCGAATAGCCGAAGAGCCTCTTCCTCGGCATAAAGGCGCCTCAACCGGACGTCTTCTTCGTTGGCGTAGCGAACGATGCGCCACTTCGTTTTGTAAGACACCTTTTCTTTGATGTTGGTCATGTTAAGCCTCCTATTCAAATCTCAAAAAATGCCTCCGGCTGGCCTGACGCAGAGTTGTTGAACGTATAGCCGCTGGCATCGGACGGCAGGCCGCCGCTTATATTATCCACATACAGGCCGGTCAGTTTGGAAGACGACTCAAGGGCGTGGCCAAGGATATTGGGAATATTGCCGGCGTCCACAGAACGCACGCTCGGGGCACCGTCGCTCCACGCGGCGAGATAATAGACTTTGCCGGCCGTGAGCTCCTCGGTCGCCAAATCTATCGCCCCTCCTACATAATCGGCTTCCAGGTTTACATATTTGAGTCGGGAATTAGGCTTGCCCGCCGCCGTGGCGTCGTAGATGCCGACCTGGATATGTTTCGCCGAAGCGCCCGTCGTGATATAAACCCCCAGCGCCGCGATGGAGAAGGTGAACTTCGGGATGAAGGGGATCCAATATGCACGGTTCGCGGTCAGAGCCTGGGTGGCCGATATCGTCCCGGCGTGCGCGTCATAAGGGCAGAAAACGGGGTCGGTCACGAAGGCGTGATCTACATAGTTGTTGCCCGTCGGGGTCGAGGGTGGGGCGGCCCAGGTCCCGTCTCCGCGCAGGAACTTGCCGGTATCGTTCGGGGCCTTCGGACACAGCCCGTGAGCGGAGGTGGAAATGTTCAGATCCGTGTTGTCGTCCGGCGCGGCCAGGTCGTCCAATTTGATGGAATCAGAACCGCCCGAGACATGCGAAGAGGCATGGGCGATCGGGGCTTCTTTCCCCAGGATGCCCTTATACCAGGCGCTCCCGTCGCTGAAGATGTGCATGGCAGCCCCGGCCGAGATGGTCGGGTTCGATTCTCCATCTACCGAGCCGACGACCGTCACGGTCGAGGAGCTGCTGTTCTTGATCCAATAATGCTTGGTCGAGCCCGATCCGGCCACCGAGCCCGCAGAGGGCAGGGTGATCTGGATTCCGGCCGTGCAGATGACCACGGATTCCGCAGACGTCAGGGTGTAATTGGCGGATTTGCTGACGACGGCGAACTGATTCTTGATGACACGCTTTATCTCGCGGTCGGAGTTGTTCAACTCCGGGATGTAGGACGAGCCTTCCGTCGGCGTCGTGACGTCCAATTCCTTTACGTTTTCAGCGTCATAAGCCATTATCGTTCTCCTTCGGGAGCCGCGTCAACGTAAACGGCCCCTGATAGTTTTGTGAAGTCGTCCAGATAAAAGGCGAGGCTCATGAACCGGTTGGAGCACCGCACGTCGGCGCTCCCGTCGCTTTTGATTTCGGCCCCCTGCGTGGCCAAAAAGGCGTCCATCGGACTGTATCTGTGATTTACTCGCACCGTGCCCGACACAAGCCCCTCGGCCGGGACGAAAACTTTCCTGACCATTCCGAGCTTCGGATATACGTTGAACTCTCCGGTCTTGAGTTCCGACGCCATCGCAGCGCCCGTGAACTGCTGGAAATAGCCGTTGCTGTCCACGGCCATCGGTATCACGAGCCCTGTATCGGTATTGAGTAGGTCAATGATGGTGTTGGCGTCATCAATCAGCGTGGTCGTGAGAGTGTCAAGGGCCACCTCGCCGTAGGGCGTCAGGTTGGCCAGCAGCGACACCGAAAGGTCTATCAGCGTAAACTTGTCTTCGTGGTAATTGTAAACGAGGATCTTATCCGGCTCGCCGGTGGAGTTCGCCGAGGGATATGCCCACATTATCAGGCCGTTGGCGTAGTCGTGGACGGCTGATATGCGGTGAGCGTATTCGTCGTTGACGTCCTCCAGCACCGTCTTCTTGACCCGACCCGTTGATATATCCTTGAGCGCGCCGTCCTGCTGAAGGGAATAGATCGCGTTCCGGCCCCAGAAGAAAACGGCCGACCCGATGGAGATGATGCTCCCCGGGTAGCGACAGCCGACTCCGGCGTAGGCGTTCACTCTGAAGGCAAAAACATACACGCTGGAATACTCGGCCACTGTCAGGCTGTCGTGAGAGAAGATGACAAAATCATCTCCCAGGGCGCCCAGGCCTGTGATATCCCCGAGCATTTCAGGGAAGTCCTGGTAGTCGGCTCCGGTCGTGAGGCTTGACGCCCAATCTTCCGGGTTCTCCCTCGCAGACCACTGAATCCGCTTGGGATAACTCGTCCCGCCGTCATTTATGTTGGCGAGAACGAGGTGGCCGCGGCGCAAAAGCATGTATTTCGCTTTAGGCGGGGAGCCGCCGAGGTTTGATACTCCGGTCCCGCTCGGATTTTTCAGGGCTTTGATGTTATCTATGCCGTTCGTGGCGATGAGCCAATCCCCATAGTTCTGGAACCGCCAGGATGTGCAGTTGTAGGCGGCATCGCTTATATCTACGGCCGAACCGCTTTCAACGCGATATAATTTTGTGGTAGTGCCGACGAAGTTTCTCCAGATACCGTCGGACGCCCCGTGGGCGATGGCGGCCAGTGGCACTCCCGCGACTTGCGCACTTCCCCATCTATAAAGTCCCTTCATGGGGCGGTAGCCGCCATCTTTCGGGATCAGGTTCTTGGCGGTCTGAAGCCCACCAACGGCCCCAACTTCGGAAGGCGACAGGTCGGGCAGCCAACCAGCCCCGATCTTGATCGGCATTAGCATTGGACGCCCTCCCTGCTATACCACTGGCTGACCTCCCCTAATGTTCTGATAACCTGAAAACTCAATAGAGCTTTTGACGAATTTAAGCCTGGCCATCGCCTCCTGATACATGCCGAGCCAGATCTGAAGGCGGGCGTCATCGAGCAGGAAAGGCTGGGCTTCGAGCAGGGCGCCGTAGAGCAGGACGTTCCAGTGGTCATCCGTCCAGGTGTTGTGGTTATTGGATTCGCTCAAGTCAGCCGAATAGGGGATGTAGCGCAGTTCGTAATCGTAGTCCTGGTCGGGTTCCGGGGCGAACCTGATGACCGAGTTGGCCCAATCAACGGCGAAATACCTGGGCCTACCCGTGGCGCCGAACGAGGATTGGAGCAGCGTCAGGTCTTCGATGCTGGTCTGCCTGCAGTCATAGGTATAGTCGGAATACGTGATCCGCAGGCATTTTAACTTCCGCAGCGAAGACGGCACCGCGATAGTGGCCTCGGTCTCCAGGATCGTCCCGGACTGAACCTTTTCCAGCCACGGCCAATCGTCGGATTCTTCGATCCGGCGCTGTGCCAGGTTGATGAAATCGGTAATGTAGGCTGATAAGTCTGACCGATTCAGATAAGCCGCAACCTTGTCCTTAAGCTCATTCAGATACATTAGCAGGGGGTCCTCTTGTGTCCGGCAAGGGCGAACCGGTTAGGGAACTCCTTGCCGCACTTGTCACAGATAAACCTCTGCTCTGCGGCAGGCTCTGCCTCGGCTTTTGTTCCTAACACCATGACCCGATAGCGGGGGCGGGGGACGAAAACGACATTGCCCGTTTTCTTGTCCTTCTCCCAGGTTTCAATGACGGCGTGTTCGAGGGCTTCAATATACTCATCCTTGAGTTCTATTTCCGCTCCGCACACCCCCTGGACGTTCACTCCATTGACGCTCAAGTAGAAATCCCGCTGTTCGGGGTTCTCGATGTTGTAAACAATCGCTTTAGGCATAGTGTTTTCCTCCTGCCTTATATTCGGGTGTCGGGGGGAGGAGCCAGGCCCCTCCCCCTAACACTCCATCAATTACAGAGCAGCAGCGCTTTCGATTCTCACCATGAACGAATCGTTGAGGATCTTGCAGACAGTCGTGGCCTTCCAGCCGGACGTGCAGCGCTGATCAAGAGGATCGGCGGTGCCGGCCGAGCCGAGCTGCTTCACGATGTTGCGCAGACCTTCGCCGCGCAGTTCGGTGATGCCATAGGCGTCCTTGGCGAAGATTAGCGTGGCGTAAACGTCAGCATTCCCGGCCGTGTTCTTGACCGAGGTGCTTGCGGCGCCAGCGCCCGTCCAGATCTTCGCGTTGGTCGAAGCCACAAACCTGATGTTCTTATAAGCTCCGATCTCGCCCTCGACCGCGGGGCCCTGCGAGGCATATTTGTCAACCGAGGTATATCCGGTCAGGCCTTCGAGCGTGTATTCGACGTCCGGGTGGACGATCGCGAAGAAAGCCGCACGGATGGGCTGCGTGCCGATGCCGGTTCCGGCTTTGATGATGGATGTGTGCATCGTGGCGTTGTTGTTCTTGAGGAGCCGGATCGCCTTGTCCAGGTCGGTCGTGCTGATGAGATCAACGACGGCGTTTCTGGCCGACTTGCCGTTAGCGTAGATGACCGAGGTTCCGGCCACGAGAACATCGCGGTAGACCTGGTCAAGCGTGTTGCCCGCCTGCTCGCCGAGCAGTTCCGCGGCTTCGACCAAAGGCGACTCAACGTTGACCAGTGTCACCATGTCGGTCAAGGTCACGACGTCGCCATACTGCGCGATCGTGGCCGTGATGTCGGACACGGAGAGCTGGCTTCCGGTCGGGGTCGTGCCTTCGGTCAGTGGCGTGGTAGCCGGAGCGAGCGAGGCATATTTGCGGAATTTGATTACTTTGCTGTTGTTTTTCGGCAGGGGCCTCCGCTGTCCGAACTTGTCGTGCGCGAGGTAAGGAAGAGCCCTCACCAGGAGCGTTCGATCATAGAATTCGGATACTGCAGAAGGGACCTGCGTGGTGGTCGTATTGGCCATTTTTTATCTCCCGAATTTGTGTTTTGCGATCAGTTCTTCAAACTGATCATCCGTCAGCGATCGGATAGAGCTGGCCCTCTTCGCGGCTTCAAGCCCGGACGACCCGGGCTTGTTGAGCAGAGGCGGCTGGGGTTTGACCTGCTTCTGTTCTGCCCGCTTACCGGCATTCACCCGGTTATACAAGCGATTGATGGCGATGGTGACTTTGGCCGCAGTGTCGCCCATGATGGCCGGGTCGGTGAGGCGGCTTACTTCTTCCTCGGTTAGGCCCAACTCCTTCACGGCGAATTCGGTCAGTATCGGCGCTCGGGCGTCAAAGTCGGGGATTTCTCTCCTGACCGCGCTGACCGCCTCGCCCGTCCGCTGCGTGCTGCGAGCCATATTTTCTATCTCCATCTGCCTGCGGAAGATGAGGTTTGTCTTGAGGTCGCGCAGTTCAAGCGCTTCCTCCATCATCCCGTCTTTCGTAAGCTTTGAGATCTGCGCGTCAATGTGCGTCAGCACGCCCTGTGGGTCCTGGGAGAAGGCTTCATAGATATCCCGAGGCTTTTTTTCAGCCGGCTGTTCCTTGAGGGCCATCATTTTCTTGGTGTAGTCGGCCTGCATTCTGCGATAGGCCGCCACCGCCGCGTCGTATGCGGGACGTAAATTTTCCGGCACCCGTTCGGGGTCAATGTGAACGGGGCTTTTTAGAAGCAGAGTCTGGAACTCCTCCGTAGAATAATAATTCTGGGATGGTCCGCCCTTCTGCGGTTCGCCGCCTTCACCAGGCAGCGCCTCGCCAGGCGCGGGTTCCTCACCGCCTTGCTCTGGCTCGATGGTTTCATCCTGATCGGCCAAAGCCGCGTCGTCTTCCAGCAGGAAATTGTCCTGTGCGGATTCTCCTGCTTCATTTTCGGGGTCAGGCATTGTTCCTCCTCGCTGATTCGAGTTTTTGCTCATATACTTTAGCGTCATAAATGGCGCTTGTCAACTCTGCGTTTATGGCCTGCTCAACGGCGATGACGCCCTGTAAGAGCAGCCAATCCCATTCTCTCTGCGAGAGGTTGTCCATCCGGTCGCAGTTGAGCCAGTGCTGGATGAGTCTTGCCTTGATGTTGTTGATGACCTCGCCATAGAGCTTGTTCTCGATGATGGCCTTGGCAAGTTCCAGTCTCTCGAATGGGTCATTTACCACGCGATGTTCAACCGGTATGTCCGGCATGGCGGGTATTTTCTTCTTTTTCTTGAAGATACTCATGGCATAAACCCTCTACCAGTGGATTGCAGGACAGGATTCACTCCCTGCGCGGGCTGGGCTGGAAGTTCCGGCGCCTCATAGGCCCCGCCAGGGAGCTGTTCCGGAGTCGGAACGCCTGGAGCGGGCATCAATTCCTGCGGATTGATACCGGCCAGCTGCGCGACCTGCGCCACGACGGGCATAAGTTGCGGCATTTGCGTAAGCATGGGCAATATGGCCGAGAGCAGGGCCTTGAGTGCGTCCGCGAACTTCGGGTCGCTCACGAAATCGGACGTGTTCTTGTAGCCCATCGCTTCCAGCATTTCTTTCAGGACGTTATAGACGTTCTGGGCATTTACGACAGGCACTCCGAGCCTGAATATCTGGGCGAAGATGCCGAGCAACTGCTGCATCTGGATCACGATATTGTCCTTGTTGCGCGTGCCCAGCCCGACATTGACCGAAACATCATACTTCCCGACGATGTTGTCCGGCGTTATCTCAACCCACTCGTTGAGGTAGCGAATCGAGACCTTTTTCGTGAGGAACATGATGTTGAGGTTCACAATCTCGTTTACAAGAGGCCCGATGGCCATCTCGGCTATGATCCTGGCCAGGTGCTGGATGCGCTGGCTGGCCAGTTCGACCTGCTGCGATTGGCCGCGGAACGTGCGGTGCTGCGTGGCCGGCAGGACGCCCTGGTAGCTGCGGGGCACGCCGCTGTGGTAGTCGCGCTCGGTGAGCAGCGTTTCCATCAGGCCGAACACTTCCGGCGGGAGCGGGGCTTTCAATTCCGGGAAGATGGCGGCTCTCGGGTCGCCCGTGAC